ATATCGGGAACATATGAAACATAGCGTCGAGAAATTTCATTCTCGACAAATCCAACTTTATGTTTAAAAAGTTGAGTGCGAATAGAAATAGGCGCTTTAATTCGCAGTGTGATCTGCGGATGCGCGAATGGTGTCCAGTGTTTATGTTCTGCCAAATAATTGATTAATTTTGAATCCTTCACAGACAGAATACCATTTCCTTCGTGATCAATCTCTTGCCATTCACTTTCTTTGTTGAATGAAACTCTTGCTGCATTTACCACAGAAAGATCAGATCCCATGCAGTCTACTAATTCAACAAACCCTGCATCTAATACATTAATTTTTTCCATTAGGGAACTCCTTCACAATAATATGATTCTCACCAAGATATTTTTTCATTTGCTCAAGGGCAAATACTTTATATTTTTCATCTTTAATGTAAAAACAAATGCTTGAAAAATTTCTCCAATCCTCTTCATCAAAATTTTCATACTCTAATTCTTTCATGTGATGAGTAAAATTTTGAATATAATTTTTGATGCCAAGAATATCTTCTATGGTTGTATTCTTTTTCTTCATCCAATTTGTTTTTGCAATATCTTCATTTTCATATTTGCGTAAACATCTCTCATATGAATTTTGAATTTTTAACAGCATTGCACTCAGTTCACTCAAGAACTGTTTGTTATTTTCATGCCAATAATCAAAATGCAATCCATCTGTTTTTGTATAGGTACGAGCATAATCAATTGCCCGATAAAACATATCAGGATCACTTTCGCGAACATATTCTGCAAATTTAAAATGAAATTCTGCAACACCGACGAGCAGAGAATAATCTTTTTCTGAAATCTTCATAAACATTTTCTCCATGTATTAAATGCCATCATTGCTGAAGCACCACTGTATGTGTGTTCTTGGATTATACCAAGAACATTTATACCATTCAACACCATATCATTTACATCTTTATCTTTGATATGTGAAGGAAAGATAACAACTTTTTCATTTGCGTCAATCAATTCCTTCATCATGTTTGAAACATTTCTACTTCTTGGTTCATTATCAAGTATGAATATAAGATCTTGATTCTGTAGTTTTTTACGAATTTCTAAAAAATTACCAAGACCAAGAACTGCAATTGCATTGGGAATAAATAAACTGTCAATTGGTCCTTCAACAACAAATATTGGTTTGCTTTTGTCTACAGTATCCATTCCGTAAACAAGTCGTAAATCATCACTTTTCTTAAGTGTAATATACTTTGGTTTTATATTTTTAACTGCACGACCTTGAACACCAACCAACTGATTGTTCTCATCAAATATTGGAATCAAAATTCTTTCATCTTGTTCCAAAAGATTATAATCAGAATTCAATTGCTTGGCAAATAAACCAAATGTTTTTGTATATCCAAACCTATCCCATTTATTTTCTGGAATTTTTCGTGACTGAAGAAAGTTAATTGCCACATGATCTGGTGGTAACTCTTCAATCATATCATACTTAACTCGTACTGCTGGTGTTTGTATGATCTCCTCAGATCTAAACTCTATCTTTGTATTCTTGTCTGTGAATTTTTCCAAGCAGTATTGCTTGAATAGTGCAGGAGATATAACTTCCAAGAATTTATAGATGTTATAGGAAACACCACAGTTGTGGCACTTAAAGAAATAACTATCGGTGTTACTGAAGAAGTATCCTCTTGCTTTATTTTTATTGACTTCCGAATCACCACACATCGGACATCTACAATTTGCAAGATTGACTTTCTTCCACTTGAATTTTTCAAGGGAAGTGGATACTAGATTAACATATTTTTTATCAATATACAAAGACATTAAAATTTCCAAGTATCAACATCATTTGATTTTACAAATGGTTGTCCAGATTTAGGCATCTGTGTTTGCTTGTTTGATGCAGGAATAACTGCTGCCTCTTCCTTCTTGATGTCAAAGACCTTCATCTTTGCGCGATTGATACCAAGAATAAACTTACGATTTGATGCCGTATCATTGTATCGATTCTTCAATTGCTTGACCATGATTTGATTCATCTCTGCCAGTTCTTCGGTAGAGATCAAGGCAATCATGAAATCAGCAGTTGCAGGAAGACCGAAAGACTCAGATGTATCTTCAAGACCAACATCAGTGCTGGAATAACCAGACCTAGTTGTTTGTGTAGCACTGAACAAAGGAACACCATACTCAACTGCAAGACCACGCAACTCTTCAGCAATTGACTTGACATACATGTATGAATTTACATTGTTGCCGTTCTTCAATCTTGCGGAAGCACAGATGTTTAGATAATCAACAAAGATAACATCAGGTTTAAATTTACGCTTAAGTTGCAATTCATCAAGTAGGAATCTAAAGTGATTTACATTTGCAGTTGCAGTTGGATATTCCTTGATAATCAACTTACCCTTTACACCAGCACTAAGATTATTCATCTTCTTCTCGTAAACTGTTTTTGGGAGTTCACGAAGAGCATCAAGAGTCACATCCAAAAGATTTGCATCGATTCTTTCTGCAATTCTTTCTTCTGCCATCTCGCAAGTGATGTAAAGAACATTTTGATTTTGCTTCAGACAATTTGCTGCATGGTGGCAGAGAAACAATGATTTACCAACACCTGTCCCTGCCATGACGATGTTGAGCGTCTTCGTTGGAGTTCCACCATTTGTGATTTGGTTGAAGAACTCAAGATCAAAAGCAATTCTCTTTTCCTTTGTATGATAAAAATCAAATCGCTTTTCATAATCTTCAATATAATCATGTCCGATGTGGGCATCAAAAGATATTGCTAACGCTTTAGAAAGAATGTCAGGAATTGATCCTTGCGATTGCTGAGACTTGCCATCAATGATCTGAATGGATTCCATAATCGCATTGTAGACTGCTTTTTCTTTACAGAAACTTTCTGTTTCGTTGAGGAGCCAATCAATATCACATGCCTCTTGAGTATTTGATATTTCTTCAATGACATTCGAGACACGCTTCATCTCCTCCTGTGTTATGCTTTTATTTTTGTCAAGTATAATATATAGTGCTTCCTTTGTTGGAAGATTATTATATTTGATTATGAAGTCATGAATTGTTTCATAAACAAATCGCAAAGCACGATCATGAAAATACTCCCTTTTGATAAAGGGAGTTACTTTTCGAGAATATGTGTCGTTCTTAATTAGATTGTGGAGTATCAATTTTTCGATGTCTGTCATTTTCTAATTCAGCAATACGCTGCCTCAATGATCTTATTTCATTCGCACCACTCTCTAGAATATCCTGTATTTCTCTCCAAAATGTAAATACTTGGCACATTCTGGCATCATCCATTCTAGTTTCTATCGGATGATTTTCACAACGAGAAATAACAAAAGGATGATTTAATTCATTTACGGTGTCATAAATTTTAGAATCACTCATCATCTTCTGCCTTTGTGTCTGCACCGTAACTGAACTCATTATATACTGCCTTGTCGATCAGATCAAGAACATCCTTTGTGAAATATTTCTCAGGATTATCGTAGATGGTCTTTTCAAATACCTTTGTGCCATCTGGTAGTTCAATTCTTGTTGAATTTTTCTTAAAGATGCCAGCATTCACAGCGATATCGACAAGACCATAATATGGATCAAGACCAGTATCATAATTTAGACGAACATCGATTTGTTTATTTTCCTTGGTAAAACGACCCTTGTAAAGTTTAACATGAATAATGTTACCAACTACTTCACCATCAGAATTCTTATCCTTCTTCTTTGAAAGATAAACAATAGTTGATGCTGCGTATTTAAGACCTGTACCGCCACCCATCTCAGACATTGGAACATAAGCACCAACGACTTGATAAGTATGATTCGTCATAATCATTGGAATCTTTGCGATGCCAAGTTTCACTGTAAGTACACGGAAGGTTGACTTCACAATCTGTGCGCGAGTCATGTCGCGTGTCTCTTTACCCTCAGCAGTATCATTCATCTCTTTAGATGTTGACAACATACCAAGAGAATCAAGAACAATCATTGTTGGTTTACGATTTTCCTTTGGCAGTTCAAGGTACTTGTCAACGATTGTAATTGCCTGATGACGAAACTCTTCTACAGTTGATACAGGAAATACTGCAATACGTTTTGGATCAATACCACGATTCTTGAACATCTCAGAAGTGACTGCTTGTTCTGAATCGAAGTACAGAACAACTGCTTCTGGATTATCTCTTAGAAACTTGGATACAATAGATAGAGTAAAGTAAGTTTTACCTGTAGAAGATTCTCCAGCAAGTGCAAGAATTTTGTTACCAGGCATCCCAGAATAAATGCTTCCACTAAGCAATCCATTAAGAAGATAGGTTCCAGTATCGACAAATCCGCTGACATCTGACCCTTCGAGTCCATCACTAACCAATGACGCATATTTGTTTCCTGATGTTTTCACCATCGATGTTAAAAAATCACTCATAATATACCTTTCTTATTTTTTATCACTAAAACAAGCAATAAACGGTGGTAAGGTTGTCTTTTCCAGTACAACAACACTGTCATAATAAGAAACACAACTTAAATGTTTAAACAAATCAATATCAATTTTGGCATTTAACTTTGATTTATCATTTTCGATAATATGATTTACATTAAGTAAATCTACCATGTTTTTACAATATTCGATGATTGTATTACTTTGAAATAAATTCCCCTGGTAGTGATATGAAGCATAACTAGTGTGGGTATCCTCAATCATATACACACCACCTTCATTTAAAATTGGATAAAGTTCATTTATTGTTAAAATTAAATGAGACATTATGTGACTACCATCATCGATTATAATATCAAAGTTTTTATACTTCAATTTAAAATTTTTCCAAAACTCAATCGATGATTGATCCCCAATCACAATCTCCACAT